ATTAGGTATTCAAGGAACAAGTGGAACAAATGGTTCTCAAGGTAGTATCGGCAGTCAAGGAACACAAGGAACTTTAGGTATCCAAGGTATAACTGGTCTACAAGGATTGACTGGATTACAGGGTACCGTTGGTTCTCAAGGAGTTACAGGCGCGCAAGGTACACAAGGTTTACTAGGAGCTCAAGGTACTATTGGAGCCCAAGGTAGTCAAGGCACACAGGGTATACAAGGTATATTTGGTAATACAGGTTCTCAAGGTACGGTAGGTTCGCAAGGAAGTGTTGGAGCTACAGGTAGTCAGGGAACCACTGGATCAACTGGTAGCCAAGGGGCTGTTGGATCTCAAGGTACAACAGGTGCCGTAGGAAGTCAAGGAAGTCAAGGAATACAGGGTACGGTTGGATTACAAGGTACTACCGGAACTCAAGGATTAACAGGAATTCAAGGACTTACGGGTTTACAAGGCTTGCAAGGTATTCAAGGGATTCAGGGTATATTAGGAAATACCGGTGCTCAAGGTACAACTGGTAGCACAGGTGCACAGGGTACGGTAGGTAGTCAAGGTAGTATTGGAAATACAGGAGCCCAAGGAACTCAAGGAATAATTGGAAATACTGGAGCTCAAGGTACACAAGGAATTCAAGGAATACAAGGATTATTAGGTAATCAAGGAACTGTTGGTCTTCAAGGAATACAAGGGATACAAGGAACATTAGGAAACACGGGTGCCCAAGGAACTACAGGTAACACCGGTTCTCAGGGTGCAGTAGGTACACAAGGTACAGCAGGTATTAATGGAACACAAGGTACTACAGGATCTCAAGGTCAAACTGGCAGCCAAGGTATCCAAGGTATACAGGGAATTCAAGGAATTCTTGGTTTACAAGGGGTTACCGGTTTGCAAGGAATAACAGGTACACAAGGTATTCAAGGTATACAAGGTACTCAAGGAATAACAGGCTTACAAGGCATCCAGGGAATACAAGGACAACTTGGTACACAAGGTACATCTGGTAACTCTATTACTTTATTAGGAAGTGTTTCTACTTCAACATCATTACCTGGTTGGCCTAACTCATACACAGGAGCTATTGGTGATGGTTATATTACTACAGATACTGGACACTTATGGGTTTGGGATGGCACTGAATGGGATGATGTGGGGAATGTAACAGGACCACAAGGTACACAAGGAGCTATTGGAATTCAAGGTTTTCAAGGCACTACTGGTTTACAAGGTATTCAAGGACTAGTTGGTATACAAGGTATCCAAGGACTTTTAGGTATTCAGGGATTAACCGGTCTACAAGGACTTCAGGGAATTCAAGGCATACAAGGTTTATTAGGGATTCAAGGTGTTCAGGGAACAACAGGTCTTCAAGGTACCGTAGGTAATACTGGTAGCCAAGGCAGCACAGGTTCTACAGGAAGTCAAGGTATTACTGGTATTCAAGGTATGCAAGGTACTCTTGGATTACAAGGTACTTTAGGATTTCAAGGAACTATAGGTGCTACGGGTGCACAAGGAGTTCAAGGCATACAAGGAGTACAAGGTATTCTTGGTCTTCAAGGACTTCAGGGTGTAACGGGTACTCAAGGTGCTATAGGTTCAACAGGAAGTCAAGGAAGTACAGGATCCACTGGATCTCAAGGAGCAACAGGTACGCAAGGAACAATAGGTGCTACAGGAGCTCAAGGGACAACAGGTACTACTGGAGCAACCGGATCTCAAGGAACTCAGGGAATACAAGGTATAACCGGATTACAAGGAGTCCAAGGAACACTTGGTTTACAAGGATCTATAGGCACAACTGGTTCCCAAGGTAGTACAGGTATAACAGGATCACAAGGTACTACGGGAAGTACTGGATCACAAGGAAGTATAGGTTTACAAGGTTCAATAGGAGTAACTGGATCACAGGGTTCAATTGGTATACAAGGTATCCAAGGTATTTTAGGTACAACAGGTGCTACGGGATCCCAAGGTTTACAAGGTATAATAGGATTGCAGGGAAGTATTGGATTACAAGGCTTAACTGGTAGTCAAGGCACATTTGGTTCACAAGGAACTACTGGAAGTCAAGGTACTTTTGGTGCTCAAGGTATTCAAGGAATTACGGGTAGTCAAGGAACTGTTGGAACACAAGGACTATTAGGTATTCAGGGTATTCAGGGTATTCAAGGTATTATAGGATCTCAAGGGGCTGTTGGAAATACGGGTTCTCAAGGAAGCACTGGATCTACAGGTTCACAAGGAGCTGTAGGTAGCCAGGGAACAATTGGTAATACCGGGGCACAAGGTACTACAGGTATTACAGGATCTCAGGGAACTACTGGTGCTCAAGGAACTGCTGGATTAAATGGTAGTCAAGGGGCAATTGGTAGTCAAGGTGTTCAAGGGATTCAAGGTAGACAAGGAACTACGGGAACTACCGGAACAACAGGGTCTCAAGGAGCCACCGGTTCTCAAGGGACTACGGGAACAACGGGAGCTACTGGGTCACAAGGAACAACTGGAACACAAGGTAGTATTGGTGTAACTGGTGCTCAGGGAACAACTGGTGCAACCGGTAGTCAGGGAGCTGTTGGTGCTCAAGGTACAATTGGAACCACTGGAAGTCAGGGTACTACGGGTTCAACCGGAGCACAAGGAGCAGTGGGAGCACAAGGAATAGTAGGAACTACAGGTTCTCAAGGTTTAATTGGACTACAAGGGATACAGGGTATTCTTGGAAATACTGGTTTACAAGGATCTCAAGGGATACAAGGAAGACAAGGTATAACAGGAAATACGGGATCGCAAGGTGCTACAGGAGCTACAGGATCTCAAGGTTCTGTAGGATCTACAGGAAGTCAGGGTGCAATAGGAACTCAGGGAACTACAGGAACTACAGGTACTACTGGTAGTCAGGGTACTGCAGGATTAAATGGTTCACAGGGTACAACAGGATCAACTGGTGCAACTGGATCTCAAGGTATACAAGGTATTATTGGAAACACTGGAGCCACTGGTTCACAGGGAGTTCAGGGTATTCAAGGCCGTCAAGGTACAACTGGTACAACAGGTAATACTGGAGCCCAAGGTGCAACAGGTTTACAAGGACTTACTGGTCTTCAAGGATTAACAGGTGCTACAGGTTCTCAGGGAGCTATTGGTAGTACCGGATCTCAGGGAGCCATTGGAACACAGGGTACCGTAGGAGCAACAGGTAGTCAAGGTGCAGTTGGTACAACTGGATCTCAAGGTGCAATAGGTGCACAGGGTATTTCTGGTACTACTGGGTCACAAGGTGCTGTTGGAAGTACAGGTGCTCAAGGTATTACAGGAAGTCAAGGATCTATTGGAGCAACTGGTAGTCAAGGTTTTACGGGAACTATTGGTGCGCAAGGTGCTACTGGTACACAAGGATCTACAGGTTCTACTGGAGGTATTGGAGCTCAAGGGGTACAAGGTATACAAGGAAGACAGGGAACCACAGGTAATACAGGTTCAACTGGATCACAAGGAATACAAGGGGTACAAGGACTTATTGGTATCCAAGGTGTACAAGGAGCTATTGGTATTGGAACACAAGGTATTCAGGGTGTACAAGGTTTAACTGGTAGCCAGGGAATTCAAGGTATATTAGGATTCCAAGGTACAACAGGAGGAACTGGATTTACTATTAATCCTACAGATTTAAGAATACCATACAGGTTTAACTCTACCACTTTTAAAGATTCTTACTGGATAAATGATGTACCTAACGGGGTTGTAAAAACAAATGATTTTACAAGTGATTTAGGTATTTACATTGATTATAATACTGATATTTTTAGACTTACTGATGCTTCGGGAACTGATTCAATAAACTGGACATCTAGAGAAGCTTTTGATAGTAGTAATGTTATATCTATTAACTATGAGAGAAGATTTTTATATAATGCTCTTGGATCATTAACTACATTAGATTATAGTGGTATTGGTCAAAAAACAACTTCTCGAGTATACCAAAATGATTTTACAGTTCGTGCTGGTGACCAAGAGAAATTTATAGACTATGCATATAGTACTTTAGGTCAAGTTTGGTGGTCAGGACACACAATTGAGGCTTCTGTAGATGGAGGTCTTGCTATAGGTAAATTAGCATATTTGGAACCTAGTGCTGGTATGTGGTATGCAGTAGATTTTAATACTGCAAGAGGAAGTAAAATGCTTGGTATTTATGTTGATACAAATACTATATTGTTAGATGGACATGTAGTAGTCAGTACTGCTGCAGCAGCTAATTTTCCATTTGTTAATGGAAGTAGTCCCTGGATTGGAGAACCTTTATATGGGGATGCTTCTGCAGCAGGTCAAATGTCAAATGTTGTACCTACTACAACAGGGGATTATGTTAGAGTTTTAGGTCATGTGTATTATAATTATACAGCAGACCCGGATTATTATATTATGTTGTTTAGACCATCTAATGATTGGATAGTGCTTTAAAATAAAAAGATTATGAAGATAAATGGAGTAACAATTAGTTCAGGGGGAGGAGCTGGAATAGCCATACCAATAAAACCAGTGTCAGGATGGACATACACTAATTTAATATTTAACTGTATTGCTAATAGTGTTACATCATTGTTAAATAATAGTATGATTTTAAATCCTTTTATTCCTCTTAATACTTTTACAATTAGTAGTATTGCTGTGACTACAACAAATACTTCAGCTGGTGGTAAGCTTAAAATTCTTATATATAGTGGTGATATAGGTTATCCAAATGAGTTATTATATCAAAGCAGTGAATTACTTACAGATGTTGCCGGTTTAAAAACACAATTGACAAGTTTTACTTTTGTTGCGGGCAAGGTTTATTTTTTAGGACTTATTGCTAGTTCAACAGCTGCCAGTATTTCTTTAGCTATTACTGCTCCTGGAGATGCTCCTGTTATGAAAGCTATTCCTGGACAATCAAATCTTTATACTGCAGGTTTTACATATAATAATATGTTTACAATCACAACTGTTCCAAGAACTTTAGCAGCTCCTGCAGAAAGCAGTTTTACTGTAGGCTATTTTATTTTTAGATTTATTTGTGCTTAAAAAATATTAAGATGACTATTATAAATGAAATATATGATGATAATGGACTTGTAAGAAGTGAAATTATTGAAGTAGATGAACCAACACAAGAAGAGTTAATTGCTCAAAAAGAAGCAGAACTTCTTGCAATGTATGCTGAATTAAAGGCACTTAAAGGAGAATAATGTTATATTTGTTGGATAAAAACCAACAGTATGATCAACAACTTATGCAAGAGAGCCCTAGAAAACGGGGGTTCTGTTAATTATTTAATACTTCCAGCAAGTATAACTGAAGGCTTAGGACTTACTAATCCTTCCATATTATACCAAGATGGGATATACTTATTGAACTTAAGACATGTTCAATACACACTATATCATAGTGAAAACCAACAACAATTCCAAACCCCATGGGGACCATTAGCATATCTTAATCCAGAAGATGATGTTACTCTTAGAACTACAAACTACTTATGTGAGTTAGATAGTAATACTCTAACAATTGATCAGTACAAAAAGGTTGATACTTCTAAGTTAGATGTAACTCCGGTATGGGAGTTTATTGGTCTTGAAGATGCAAGAGTAACTTATTGGGAGAATAAATTATTCCTTACTGGTGTGCGTAGAGATACTAAGCCTGATGGAGAAGGAAGAATGGAGTTATCTAAACTAGGTAGTACCTCTGCAGAAATTGAAAGATTAAGAATAGAACCACCCACACATTCTTACTGTGAAAAAAACTGGATGCCTGTTCTAGACATGCCTTTTCATTATGTAAAGTGGACTAATCCTACTGAAGTAGTAAAAGTCAATACAGAAAAAGGAACCTCAGAAACTGTGGCTACCGTAGAACAAAGTATCACATTCCCAAGAGATATTAGAGGAGGATCACAGGTTATCACAGTAGGTGAGTATAGAATAGCACTTACCCATGAAGTAGAACTATGGAAAAATGAGCAAGCAAGAAAAGATGCTCAGTATTACCATAGATTTATTGTATGGGATAAAGACTGGAACATAGTTGGATACTCTGAGGATTTTAAGTTTATGACTGCAAATATTGAGTTCTCCTGTGGTTTAGCCTTTGATGGTAATGACTTTATCATTCCGTTTGGTTTCCAGGACTCTACAGCCTTTATTTTAAGACTGCCTGTGCATACATTTGAGCAAATGACAAATGTAAATTTGGATTTAAAGGTAGAATACAAATCCAAAGGAACCACACCCGGTAAGTTAGAGAAAATGATCATGGATCCTTTCAATGCTTATAATAACTTTCAACTAGGTGAATTTTACTTTGAGCAAGGACATACTGCATCAGCTCTGGCTTTTTATTTAAGATCTGCAGAATATGGTAAGTTTGAACCAGCAATATATGAATCATTGCTTATGGTTGCTAAGTGTTTAGCTATCCAAGGTAGAAGAGCAACAACAGAAAAAGGTCTATGGTTAAATGCAGTTTCATTTGCACCAGAAAGACCAGAAGCATATTTATTCTTAAGTGAGTGGGCAGAAGCAAGACAACAATATCATGAAGCATATTCTTATGCAATAATGGGACTTGCTAATGCAGATAATGCATCAACTATGACTGCCAATGTAGGATATGAAGATAGATATCAATTACAGTTTCAAAAAGCAGTATGTGCATGGTGGATTGGTAGATCTCAAGAATCAAGAGATGAATTTATTAAGTTAGTTAATCAGGGCCAAACATTGAATGAGAAATACAAAAAACTAGTTCAATCTAACATAACTTCATTAGGTTCAGGACCAGATCCATTCTTAAGATATCACAAAGGTTTTTATGATCAGTTAAGACATAAGTTCCCAGGAGCAGAAACAATTGAGAAAAATTTCTCACAGACTTACCAAGACATGTTTACTTTATCCATGCTTGATGGTAAAAGAAACGGAACATATTTTGAAATTGGTGCAGCAGATCCATTCCATGGAAGTAATACAGCTCTCTTAGAGCAATTTGGATGGACAGGTACTTCATTAGAGATTTTAGAACATGAAGTTGAAAAATTCAAGAAGCATAGGAAAAATGAGATTATTCTATGTGATGCTACAAAGTTTGATTACTCTGTCCTTAAAGGTCACATTGATTACTTACAGGTTGACTGTGAGCCACCCTCAACTACCTATCAGATCCTTACAATGTTACCTTGGGATCAATGTACTTTTGGGGTAATTACATATGAGCATGATCATTACACAGATGTATCAGGATCTTACAGAAAAAAATCTAGAGAATTCTTATTAAGCAGAGGATATTTACTTGTAGCAACTAACATTGCACCAAATGAAACTAGTTGTTATGAAGACTGGTATGTACATCCTAAATATGTTGATGATGCTATCATTAAGAAAATGCTAGTAGCAGATGATACAATCAAAAATGCAGAAAAATATATGTTAGGAAAGTTGTAAATTTTTTTGTATATTATAGGTATGATGTCTGTATTCAAAAAAGAGAACATATCTATAATCTTAACCCTTTGTTTGGGTGTAATGTGCTTTATCTTATTAATGAGAGAGCCAAAACAAGTGTACCCAATATCTACTCAAAAAACAATTGAGAAAAGAATTGAAGGCAAGGAGACTATTATTAAGGAGAAAGGTAAGGTTATTGACAACAGTAAACTTATAATTTCTGAGCTTAATAATGGTCTTTTTGATTTACAGTCACAGCTAGCAGCAGTAAAAAATTCCAGAGATACTTTCAACATAGTACAGATCCAGGATACTATGATTCACACTCTCTACCGTAGAGACAAAGAGAAAGACTTAATCATTGCTAGCCAAGACACTATAATTCAAGCACAGAGATATATAATCAACTCCAAGGATACAATCATTTCAGTTTTAGAACTGGACATCAAGAAAATAAAGAGACAGAGAAACTGGTCTTTTATACTCAATGGAATACTAACAGGAGGATTAATATTAAAGTAAATGGATACTACACTAACTATAACACTATTTGTAGCAGGGACAATATTGACAGTTTTTGGATTTTTTTTAAAGACTGCATACAATGATGCAAGAAAAGACATAGATCTTTTATTTGACAGTGACCATAAGAGAGCTGAAGAGCTAGGTAAACTTAAAGGTAAAATTGAGTTAGTGGAACAAGAAGCTAGATTGAAGTATCAAGCTATCCAAGAACAAACTCAGCTGGAGATTAAAAACCTAGCTAGGAGTGTTGGAGATTTAACGGATACAGTAAAGCAACTAATAACTAAGAAATAATGGATACAACAGCCGTACAAACAGGAACACCAGACTTTGGTGTATTTGGTCAATTAGGAAACTATGGACCAGCAGGATTAGCTGTTTTAGCTTTAGGATATGTAGCATGGATTTTTATCAAAAGACACCTTGCAGAAAAAGACAGACTTAAAGAAGCTGAGTTAGCTGATAAGAAGAAAAAAAGAACAAGCAAAAGTAAGTAGTTATGTCATTTGGAATATTTGATAGTCTTGCTCAATATGGTATCTTAGGATTTGCTGTCCTAGCATTAGGATACTTATGCTGGATTTTCCTGAATAGACTAATGAAGAGTGAAGAAGACTACAGACAAAGAGTTGAAGAACTTGAAGGTGAGTACAGAGAAGATCTAGAAAAGAAACTAGAAGAAAGTACTGAGCATGCTAAAAGTTTGAAGGAAACAGTTTTGATGTTGTTTGGTAAGAAAAAATGAAAAAGAAAAAAAGAATCATATTGGGTTCTGCTATCGGATTCATAGCACTTATATGCTTGCAAGTGTTTACAACAGGACATGGACATGTGGTTGTTGTTGAAGAAAACCAAGAGCTTACCACAGCTAATGAATCATTGACACAGCAAAACAGTGGTTTAAAGAAAAGTGTATCTACGTTAAAGGCTCAAAATGAAGAGCTTGTAGAGGATAAGGCTAGTTTAGAACAGATGGTTTCTGAAGTAATTGGAGACTTGGATAGTACTAAGTCTGTAGTAAAAGATATTAAAAAAGAATTAGCACATGAGAAAGATGTTAATGTTAAGCAGTCTACTGGTGAGCAGTTTGATTTTCAGCCAATCAAGCTACCCGCTGCAGACGGTAATTAAAGGAGACTCTGTTGTTATTCTTACCAAGGCTCAAGCACAAAATATCAATGATATTTTTGAAAGCCAAAAAGCTAGAATAGCTGCATACAAAATTGAAGTAGCATACAAGGATAGTCTGATTGCCGCAAAAGATACTTTGCTAATTGAAAAGACTGAGGTCATAAGTAACTTTACATATAATGATGAGTTACAGAAAAGGCTTGATTTATTGGAGCATTGGTTATTAAATGCTGCTGTAAATAATACATGGATTTATTATTCATGGGCAGATACATTAGTATATGCTGTTGATTTAAGTCAGTACTATGTTAGAAAAGATGATTACACAGGAGATATGTTTTTTTACAGATGTGAAAGACCTATAGATCCGGAAACAGAACAAGAAGAGCCGCACAAAGGGTGGCAAAAAGATTTTATTAAACCTAAGAGACCTAAAGTTACTGTGGCCCCTTTATTAAATTATAAGCAATGAAAAAGTTATTTAGAGAATTGATATCAGACAACAATAATATTAATGAACAAGCATTTGTGGGAGTTATCTCTTTTTTTGCTATGGTGTTTGTATTACTTGTAGATGTTATCACAGGTATATTAAGTAAAGAATTGGTTATCAAAGAATTTATCTTTGATGGTTTTATGATTCTTACACTTGGGGCATTTGGTATTACTACTGCTGGTAGAATCATGTCCTTAAAGAAAAAAGTAGAAAAGAAAGAAGAAACTTCAGAAGAAGTAGTTGACTAACCTATAAATATAAACAACATGCAATTAAGTAAGAATTTAGCATTAGCAGAAGTAATGAGATCAGAAACTGCTAAAAGAAAAGGAATCAGCAACATGCCTACACCAGAGCATATTGAGAACTTCAAAAAGTTAGCTGAGAATGTATTTCAACCAATCCGTGAACACTTTGGTGTTCCTATTCATATTTCATCTGGGTACAGATCTGCTGCTTTGAATAAAGCTGTTGGGGGTAGTGCTTCCAGTCAACATTGCCAAGGTGAAGCAATTGATATTGATATGGATGGTACATCAGTTACTAACAAGCAAATCTTTGACTTTGTTAAAGACAATGTAAATTTTGATCAGATGATTTGGGAGTTTGGAACAGATGCAAATCCAGACTGGGTGCATGTATCCTATGATTCTGCAGGTAAACAAAGAAAGCAAATCCTTAAAGCTGTTAAAACAGCAAATGGAACTAAGTATCTACCTTTTAAATAATCAGGTATGAAGTTTAGAAACAGTTGGAAGTCTGTAAACAAACAGTGGGATAAATTTTCAATCAGAGTGAGAATATCTGCATTGGATATATTGACTATTGAGGTAGATATTTCTAGAGAGTTCTACATGTTTACACTATTGAATTTTACAATTAAAAACAGATAGTCATGATACATGATAAAAAACAGATCATTAGATCTATGAAGAGTTATGAGGAAGGCGGCTCAATGGAAGCTTGCGGTCCTGGTGATGGAGGGCGTGGCCGTAGCCGTGGTAAAGGTTGTAAAAAAGTTACCAAGTATGGCAGAAGAGGTATTCCGGAAGGTGTTAAAAAAGCAGTTGGTGCAATAGCAACAGGTGTAGCTGGAGCACTAGTGTATAAAAACCGGGATGCTATCAAAGAAAAGATGGGTATGAAAAAAGGCGGTACTGTTAAAAGAAAAAAGTAAACAGCTTCTTAATACATTCTGAAATCCAGGTACTTAGTATGCCTGGATTTTTTGTTTTAAATCTATTTGGTTTAAACAAAAATTGTATATTTGTCTAAACTTTAAAAGTATAAAGATGGAAAGCAATAACCAACAACAACCAGAAGAGAACTTAACTGCAGAGCAATTAAAGCAGAGAAAAGAAGAGATGAAAGCCTATTTTGAAGAGGCTATTCCTTACTTAGAAGCTCAACATAAGTATGAGAAATTACTAGAAGGAATCTCAGAAGCTAAGTTTAAAAGATTTCAGTGGGATACTCAATTATCTTTGTCTATGTATCAAATGCAACATCCAGAAGAATTTGAGAATGAGGAAAGATATAAGACAGAGCCTACACCAGAAACAGAAGCTCCTAAAGAAAGAAAGCTTAAAAAAGGATAATCATGGCCTTAGTAAATCAAGTTCAGAAAAGGGTGAAGATGCCCAAATGGGATGTAGTAAAATTCCAAATCCTTACACATTGTTATGTAAATAAAATTACAATGAGTGAGTCAGACTTGAATTGCTTAACACTATTAAGTTTCAATCAACCAATTGAGCTTACACATTTTTGTTATGATGCTTCTTCAGAGGAAGAGTGGATCTTTAAATCACCACAGACTGTAAGGAATTGTATCAACAAAGCTGAAAAGAATAATCTAATAGTAAAAGATGCTGACAACAAAAAAGTCATCATGCTGAACCCAGATTTAAAAATTCAGACTGAGGGTACAATTCTTTTGGACTATAAATTTTTAGGGCATGAATCCCAAGAAGGCCAATAAGCTTTACAAGGAAGTAGCAGAAGAACTGAATCTCCCTGATGCTACCGTAGAAGAAACAGTCAGTTTTTACTACAACTATATCAGACAGATGTTAAGCAGTTTATCAGAACCTAGGATAAATGTAGAAGGCTTGGGTCATTTTGTAGCTAAGACTAAGATGGTAAGGAATGCAATACCAAGATATACTAAGTCATTACAGAATCATGATACTTCTACATTTGCTGCATACTTTAATAAGAAAGGAGTTGAAACTAAACTGGGACAACTCCACTTATTAGAAAAGAAGATTGCAGAACAAGAGTTAAGAAAAGAAGAATTTAAACAAATGAAGTATGGGAGCAACACTGAAAGAGATCTGGAAGAACAGAAATAAGATTGCTGAAGGTATTAAAAACTCTATCATCAGAGATGAGTTTGTAGAAGAAGTAGCTGCAATGAGATATGCTATTTGTGATGAATGCCCAAGCAAAGGAAAAAAGTGTGCAGTTAAAGGAACAGCACCCTGTTGTAATGAATGTGGATGCTCTCTTGGATTTAAGACTAGATCATTAGCTTCTGACTGTCCATTAGGTAAATGGGAAGCTTTGCTTACAGAAGAAGAAGAAGATGCATTAGATAACCTTGAAAACTAAGATTATGAGTTCCCATCCATTTAATACATCACAGTCTATATTGGTAAATGATCCAACCAAAGTAATTAATACAATTCCCGGTACTACTACAGGTACAGGTCAAGGTTTATGGAGTCAAATACAACCTGGTAATGGCTATCCACATTTTTCTCCTATTGATCCTGTTGAAACAGAAATAGAGAAATTACAAAAACAATTAGATGCTCAAGCATTAACTATTAAGTTAATGAGACTTAAGATTCTTGGTGTTGAAGGTAAATTTACTCAGGAAGAAATGAGTAACATTAGAAAGATGATTATGTCAGAAGATGAAGCATCTAGAACATTAGCTGATTCAATCATAGAAAATGCTTAATACAGTAGAAGAAATATTTGGAAACATGCATGATATGCAGGAAAGAAATGTACACATTTACACTGGTGTACATGGTATGGAAATGATATCTCATGCTATGGCTGTAAACAATGCTACTGGTTATTTAGAGTGGGCTATGGAAAGCAACAAAGTTGATAAGCAAACTGGAAAGAGATTAATAGAAATGTTAAACTCTCCAGATCATGATAATTTTAACCTGGCTTTATTAGCCATAGAACAAATGACAAATGAGCATAGTATTTAGTGCAAGTGATCATTCATACAAGAGTATTGATGATTCAGATAACATTGACTGGGTCAGTGTTACTACATTAATATCTCATCTAAAGAAATCTTTTGATGCTAAGAAAACAGCAGAGAGAGTTTCTAAGAATAAGAGATCCAAATGGTTTGGTATTGAGCCAGTTAAAATAGAAGCTATTTGGAAAAATGAAGCAGATAGAGCTACTACGTTAGGTACATACTACCATAACCAAAGAGAGAATGATCTATGTTCACTTGCTTCTATGGAAAGAGAAGGAGTGACTATTCCTATTATTGCTCCATCTGGAGAGGTGCATGGAATCAGAAAAGCTCCATCACAAAAGTTAGAACCTGGAGTATATCCAGAACACATGGTCTATTTAAAATCTATTGGTGTCTGTGGACAATCAGATCTAGTAGAAGTAGTTAATGGTAAAGTAAACATCATTGACTATAAGACTAATAAAGAAATTAAGACAGAATCATTTATAAACTGGGAGGGAGCATCAGAGAAAATGCTTGATCCAGTTAATCATTTAGATGACTGTAACTTTAACCATTATGCTTTACAGCTTAGTATTTATATGTATATTATACTTAAGCATAATCCTAAGTTAAAACCTGGTAGAATATTTATTCATCATGTGGTGTTTGAACAAGCAGGGGAAGATGAATATGGTTATCCTATTGCTAAATTAGACAATGACGGTAACCCAATTGTAAAAGAAGTCATCCCTATCGCAGTACCCTATTTAGTAGATGAAGTGATAAGCATAGTTCATTACTTACATGACAACAAACATAAAGTTAAAAAGAAATGATAGCAAGACTATTTGATGTGCAGAATGGTATAGTAGTTCCAACAGAACATTGCTATACTCTAAAAGCACTTAAAGATATTATGGACAATTATCCAGAAGATCACCTCAAGATTTATTTGTACTTGTTCTACATGACCTGTCCTAATCCTGATATGAATCCGTTCTTCAATACTCCGGATATAGATAAAGAACACATGATTCTAAAAGAAATAGAAGCTGAGTTCTCTCCAGAAGATGATGATATATATGTTGCTTTAGAATTTTGTAAAAGAATGTATGAGACTCCTACATCTAGAGCATATAAAGGTATGGCATCTATGTTAGATAGATTAGCTAGATACATGGAGACTTCACAGATTACAGCAGGAAGAG